CGGTGCGCCGGTGGGGTGGTCGATTGGTTGCTTGGCCGACATAGCGTCCATGGGATATGCCAGGCGGATGCGGTCTGTGACCCGCTGGTCGCACGGGATCGCTTATGGTGAATATCTGGATGGCGGTGACGGATGCACGGTGAACGTGGTCAGCCCGGTCGGAGGAGTATGGCGACTGCCAATATAGAAAAAGACTGGGCGGAGGTGCTCAACGAGTACATGAAAACCCGTCGTTCGGAGGATATTCCACAAGGGTGGATGCCGGCGAATCAGATCGCAAAAATGTGGAAGTTTTCCAAAAGCCACGCAAACAAAGTGCTGATGGAATTGGTAAAGCTGAAGAAGGCTGAAAGACGGACGTTTTCCGTTGCTATGATGGCCAAGACCGCCGGCGCTCGCGGGCCGCGTGGTTCATACTGCCGCAAAGTGCCGTACTACAAACTGATCAAATCCTAGCGTTTCTTTTCGTTGGCCAGCTCTTTCACGAGCAGCGTCGTGATAAAGGCGGACAAGCTTAATCCGCCCTTCTTGGCCAACCGCTCGCCGTTGCGTTTTACTTTAGGGTCGATTGTAAGGTTCGTTTTCACCTTTTTCATAGGGGAATATTGTATGCGTAATTTATACGCCGTGCAAGTTTGAAAGAAACTTTAACAACCCAAAAGAAAGTTGTGGACAATACGCAGACAATGCGTAGTCAAGGCGTATGCCTCGCCAATGTCTCAATGGTAACAAAGCGGAAAAGACGAACATCGTCCTGCCGTTGGCGTTGAAAAAGGCAGCTCAGAAACTGGCCGCTGCCCGTCGTATTTCACTTTCCCAGCTCGTCACCCAACTGCTCGCAAGAGCATCGGGAGAGCCAAGCTAGATACTTATGAGCTTGGGGCGCCTCAACGATATTGCCATGAAACTCCGCCAGGAGAACCAAGCTCTTTCCCTCCGCCAACTAGGCGCTGCTTACGGTTTCGGCTACGTGCGGATCAAGCAAATGCAGGCACTGCCTGGATTCCCGCTGCTCGCGGGAAAGGTAATTCCGTCTGATTTTGATCGGTGGAGGCTAATGCAGACTGGCCTAAATTCACAGCATCGCGCAGATCGTCTACGCAGTGCCGTTGGTACAGCTCATGCACTAACGTCGAAGAGTGGTTCACGAGTCGCATGGCGACAGATTGCGAGCACCCTGAAAGCCTCAATCGAGTCACTCGGGTTACCCGAAGGGAATGGAAGCAGTGACGTTTAAGACCGCAAATATCCAGCAGCCTACGCCAGCAAAGCGAGGCTCGCGTGCGGGGGACTTCGCAAGTGATCTCGCGACCCTCGGCCTTCATTCTGGCAAGCATCGGTTCGATGGCGGCAGGGATGGGTATGCTGAACGATTTGCCGGCACCACCCTTGGGGGTCGGAAAAGTCAGCACACGATTTTTCAAGTCTACGCAATCCAGCGGGATCTGGGTCTCTCGCAAGCGGCAGCCGGTGGCCAGGGCGATCTCAAAGCTGACTCGCATCCATTCGGGTACACCCTGCACGCCGAGAGCCTTCCTAGTGATTTTGATCTCATTCTCCGAAAAGACAGGCTTGATGCGTGCGATCGGGCTTCTTTTAATTCGGTAATCGAGAAGAGCGACAGAGTCCATCTTTCCGAGCAGCCTGCCCTGGCGATGAATCCACTTCAGCAGCTTCAAATCCGCACACGCTTGGTTGCGTCCAGCCTTACGGCCAGAAGTGCGTGGGAGGCTTTGGCGCCATTTCAAATAAATTTCACAATCATTAGCGGAAAACGCTTGCAGGGTAATTTTTTTCTCACTAATAAATCTCGCCAGATGACGCCAGCTATTCATGTAATAAATTTTTGTCAGAGGAGAAACGGGGTGATTTTCAATCAAATCATCGACCCACTCGTGGCCGCAATCTCTGCGCTTTTCGTTTACGCCGATTCGAGCAGCCTCGGCCGTTGCCTTCGCGCGGTGGAGCGTATTGTCGATTCGGTAGCGGGTGGCTTTACTGCGCCACTTACCCGTTGGATCTTTAGAGCGTATAAAGAACCAAGGACTTCCCCTTTTAATGTAAGAATAAGCCAAGGTATCAAGGGTAACATTTACTCTGTTTAACGCAAGATTACACCATGACTCTTCCAACCATAATCAATCAAAACGAAAGAGGAAATAGAATCGGGGGTTCAAATCCCTCCACTGCCAACACTTATCACTATAGTGACTTACGCCGAGACAAAGACACGGCGGTAACAAATGAGCCTCAAAAGAAGCACTACCAACAACATTCGCTTTTAATCCGCGGCGGGTACGAACCAGAGCCTGCATACCATCCTAATCCCGCCGTGGCTCGTATGTGGAGCGCGCAGCGATGATCTCTTGGGAAGTAATGAGGGATCTTGCCCAGCTCTCCGGGCTGATCGTCGGATGGGCGTTGTTCGTCGGATGCGGGATCAGCGGCCTGGCGCTGGCCATGGCCGTGTTCCTTTGGGTGTTGGATTTTATCCGTAAGGAGTTTCTCTGATGTTCGCCGAGGTGCCCCCGCACCGAAGCGGCCTGCCGGAGTCGTTCAATCCGACGGCCGGTAGCGTGCGTGATTTAGAGGCTGAAGGGATCCTGCCGATCTCAGCATCGCAATCCTACGGATCAGCCCAGCTATCCCAGACGACCGCGCTGATCGATCTGCAAGCCAAGCACCGGGATCTCCGTAATCGCTTAGACCGCATGGAGGAGATTGTGGCCAGTCTTCTGAAGAGGGCGCAACCGTGAGCGCACTGGCCAGCAAATTCCTTGTTCTATGGAAAGTTGCCAATGGGCCGGAGCTAGTTGCTGAGCACACGTTCCACCCCACACGCAAATGGCGTTTTGACTTTGCCTGCAAATCCGCTCGCTGTGCCATCGAGCTGGATGGTGGTGCGTTCCTGCCGTTCGGCGGCCGTCACGGCCGTGGGATGGGGATGGTCAAGGACTGCGAAAAATATCGGGCAGCCGCCGACCTGGGCTGGCGGATTTGGCGATTCACAACGAAGTGCCTGACGGCCGAAGCAGTGGCGATGACCGCCCAATCGTTCCGCATGGCCATCAAGGAGAGAAAAAAATGAGCGAACCAACTAACGAAAATTCAAACCCGACTCCGTTTAACAACGAGAAGCCGGATTACGAATACGACGTCTATGAACGCGAGAAAGCTGACTCTGAATACGAGGATCAGCGTTTCGCCGATTACTACGGCAACAACCGCCGGGGTTAACCATGACTGACCTGACCAAGTTTCGTCTGATCGAAAACATCGAGGTGATGGCTTGTCGCAATTCCGCCGAGCGGGTTGTGAAGGCGCTGAACCGCGGGGAGATCGATCAGGCAAAGCAACTGGCCAGGAAGCATGAGATCGCATGGCACATGACTGACCGCGAGTTCCAAGACCTCAACCCAACGCACACCAATAACGATTTTTGCGACGACGAATAGTCTAAGCAAAACCAAGAAACAAAAACCAAGAAAGGAATAGCAAATGCCAATAGTAGCAAGCAGAGGGGGCACCTACACGCCAGCTCCCGAAGGTTCGCACGACGCAGTTTTCTGCGACGTGGAGGATCTAGGCGTCGTCGAAACCATGTACGGAAAGAAGCATCAGATTCGCCTGGTGTGGCAGTTGGCCGACAAGATGGAGGACGGGCGGCCGTTCACTATCGGTCGGCGTTACGGACTGAGCCTGCATGAAAAGGCAGCTCTCTTCAAAGACTTGAAGTCTTATGCCAAGAAGGCGCCACCGCAGAATCTGGATCTGGAAACGCTCATCGGTAAGCCGTGCCAAATCCTAGTCACCCATGTGGAGCGTGATGGTTCCACTTACGCAAACGTTCAGGCCGTACTGCCTGCAGGTGCGAAAAAGGTGACTGTCGACAAGGCGTTCGTTCGGAAAATCAACCGCAACGGAGCCTCAACTACAACCGCAGCTGAATTGGATCACGACGGAAACCCCGTCCCGTTCTAATCCATTGGCCGGGGTGGGCAATTCCCACTCCGGCCAGAAAGACCCCCCATGGAAATCCTGTCTGTTGTCGTTCAAATTATGTTCCCGCTGTGTGCTGTTGCGTTGGCGATTCAGCTCATGCCCGCGATCGGAAGGTGGAACTGATGGCACCGATCATCGCAACTGCAAAGGCCGAGTCGTCGCACTATTATCTGCCAAGCGGAGATTCGTGCCACGGTGATCTGCGATCCGCCCGCAAGGTCGGTGCGTTCCCATCTGTGACAACAATTCTTGGAGCGGCTGGCCCCAGCAAGCAGGGGCTGATGAACTGGAAGGAGGAGCAGGCTATTCTATCCGCCCTGTCCTTACCACGGAACGAAGGCGAAGCCGACAGCGACTTTGCCAAGCGTGTGGTATTGGACAGCCGCAAGGAGGTGGAGGCTGCTGCTGCCCGCGGGACGCACATTCATTCCCTGGGTGAAATCATAATCAACCGCGAGGATCCGGGCGACTTAATCAAAGGTTACGAGGAACACTATGCCGGGCTGAAAGAGTGGCGGGAATGTTGTGTCACAAAAGTGCACGTGAATGAGGCCGTGCTTGTGAACGAGGCCGAAGGCTATGCAGGGCGAGTGGATTTGATTTGCGATATTCACGGCGAGATCGAGGTGGTGGATTTTAAGACCCGCAAATTTAAGACGGATGCAAAAGGCGTCTCAAAAGCCACCGGGTATGAAACCGATCTGCTCCAACTGTCCGCCTACGCATACGCCTTTACGGACGAAGGCATGGCGTGCCGGAACGTGCTGATCGATCCAGTCACCGGCCAGTTGCAGGACATCAAGTACACCGCCGAGCAAGTCGCCCAGGCGTTCGAGGCGTTCACGTCCATCTGCAAGGTGTGGCGCTGGCTTAAGAAGTACGACCCGCGTGAGGTGCGTTGTGATTGAGATCCTACCAGAACAATCCACGCAGGAGCAGTTACTGAACCGCGTGCGCTCGCTGGCCCGTGAGCTGGCGGAGGCGAAGGCTGCGCTGGCGGCTGCGGAAGGCCGTGAGAACGATCTGATTGATCGCATAAGGGCAGGGCTATGAGAGCGCTTTGCAACGTTGTGCTGACCTTTCTGGCGTTCTTTGGCTTTCCCGCCACGCAGGCGTCGAACGTGATGATCGACATGCGGCCGGACGCAAAAAAGATTGACGTGAAAAAGATCAAGGTTCGCATCACTGGCTATTGGCCAGGGGAAGATGAGTGGTCGAGCCGTTATCAGTCCAGCACTGGCACCAAGTTGCGGGCTGGCCGTCACTGCGCCGTGGATCCAGACATCATTCCGCTGTGGTCGCGGATCCGCGTGATTGGCGCCAAGCGGGAGTGGGTGGCCGTGGATACTGGGACAGCAGTTAAGAGCAAGAAGGCCAGCGGTGGTAAGTTGCCGGTGATCGACGTGTTTGCAGCCAGTGAAAAGCAGTTCAATGCGATGCGGCTGCCGAAGGTGGCGATGGTGGAGATCAGCAAGTGAGCACAAAGGCCGCCACGTTCGCATCCAAAAGCCAGCGTGCGATGGGCTTGGGCGACACGCGGCCGACGTTCCGCCGCTTGGGCGTGATTGCTGGCAAGTTACGCCGGGATCTGACCCTGCCTAGCTGTGCCAGGTTGGGCGTTGAGCTGGAGTGTTCTTACAAGACTATCCAGCGTGACATCGATCTGTTGCGTGACTTTTTTGGATATCCGCTGGAGTACGACGCCAGCAAGTACCAATACAAACTGGCGGGGCCGCTGCCGAAGGCGGTGCTGTGAGCTTGCAGGATCTTCTGACTATGTTCTCCGCCCGTGTTGTTGGTACTTACACTCCGGAGCAGTACGCCGACTGTGCGCGACAGGCCCGTGCCAATCGCCACCGTTGGGGAATGGGGCAGTGGTGAGTGCATTAAGACAATCATGTCTTTTTTCGGCAAAAAACGTTGTTTTGTTTAATGCCGCAAAAAAAAGAAGGGTTACTCAAGAAGATATTGGCAATTTTCTTGAAATTGCTCCGACTACTGTTGACCGATGCTTAAAGGGCATTGGTGACCCAAAAACCATAGAAGCAGTTAAAGAAGCCGCAGAAAGGCTTGGTTACCAAAGAATCAATAAATGGGCATCAATTAAAAAAGAGTTTATTAAAGGGTACAATGCGTCTGGTAGTCCAATTTTAGACGAAGAAGCAATTTGTATTCTTCGGGCAAGAGGAAATCATGCACGATCAATTTCCAAGATAACAGGAGTGGCAAAACCTAGATTGAGGCGAATCTTCCAAAAAAACCGTCTCAAAACAGAAAATTTGCAAGCCATTAAACAAAACGGGCTTTCAAAAAGACAACAGATTGAAGTTAAAATGCTTGCTAAAGAAAGAGCACAAAACTTTGAGTCGGCTCAATTCAGCAAAAGATGGTCTGATTTAAGAAAACTTACTTTTAGAATCATAAAAAACTATAAAAAAGGGGTTACTATTGAAAAAATAGCTCGGGAATTAAAAATAAGTAAAAACCTAGCTTTTAGATGTGCCTACAGAACCAAGTGTTATTTTTTAATAAAAAAAAGGAAGGTTGTTAAAAAGAGAACTGGCTCGGCGACAACAAGCACGCATTCGAGTGTTTATACCAGAGAATCTGACATGACCAACGCTGTTTATGCAGAACTAAAACGTAAATATATAAATTGTTACATAGAAAAAGAATATCCGATCACGCAAACATTCTTTGGAAATCATATAAGACACGTTCGCGCTGATTTTGTTGTAAAACAACAAACAGCAAAACCTTTAGCTATTGAAGTAAAGTATTCGACATCAACTAATTCAATTAAAGTACTTCTTGGCCAAATTCTTATTAACAAAACCTGCGGTTATGATGTTGAGTGCGTCTTTCCGAAAGACGCCTTTATTTCTGACTTTTGCAAAAAAATGTTGGCCAGCAACAATGTTAGTTTTTGGACTATATGAGCGTAAAACGCCTGACCTGGCACCTTGAAATCCTTGAGCGTGCAAAAAAGAATCTGCTCAAAGAGCAGTATCAGGCCGTGCGTACTCGGTTGGATCTGGCGATCACGATCTGCAAGGAAATGCTGAAGCGAGCCGAGGAACACAAGGCGAAGGCGATAGAGGCAAAAAAATGAAACTGCTATCAATGTTGTTCTATTACTTGGGAAACATGGTCAGCCACACGATCGCCCGGTGGAGCTGGGGCCGGTGGCTGTATCAGTGGCTGATGTTGTTGTCCGTCGATTGCGACAAGGACTTTGAAATTTGGAAGGAAGTGAAGCCACGCAAAAAGAGGAGTAAACGCAAATGAAGGATTTGGGCAAAATTACTTTTGGCAAAGCACGGCCTGCGCCGAAGCAGGTTCTAGTCGACGTAACCTATGACGCCAAGACGGCCAAGGCGTTGCACGCATTTGGACTTAAAAAGCTAAAGAAAGATGAAGAGGCAGTGATTCAGTACGTAATTGCAAAGGCGTTAGAAGGGTTTTCCAAGAAATGATTGCACTACCGCCAGCTACGGAAGCCATTTACCACAACGGTGCCCCGGAAGGGCATCGGAACACGGAGCTGTTTAAGATGGCGCTGCAATTCCGTGACCAAGGCTTGTCGCAGTTCGACGCCGAAACCGAGGCCGAGATCTGGGGCCATAAGTTTGGCATCAAGCAGAAAGAGGCAGTTGCAGCCGTCAAATCCGCTTACAGCAAGCCAGCCAGGGAGGCGTGGAGGCCGAAAGCCAAGTACGGTTATCAGAACGGGGCGATCGTGCGCGAGGATCTGCCAGTGCCGCCCATGCCGATCAGCGTGGAGAGCGGGCCGATCGATAAGTTTCTTACTACCTGTTTCGACGTGGGTGATTTTATAAATATCACAAGATCCATTAAGGACGGCGATCGCGAGCGGCCGGACGGTAGCGGTGAAACGCGAAGCCGGGAGGAGTGGCTGGAGTTGTTTAAGGGCGATGGTCTGAAAGAATGGCAGGGATCCGCCGTCGGGGTGTATGTGTCGATCAACTCTAATAACGGGAAAGGTCGTGCATCAGAGCACATCACGAAATATCGGCACTGTTTAATCGAGTTCGACGAAAGCACCTTGCAGGAACAGTGGGCGATCATTAAGCGCAGCGGCCTGCCTACCTCCGCCATCATTAAAAGCGGTTCACGTAGCCTGCATGCTTTTGTTGATGTTAGGGCGGCCAACGCCAAGGAGTTTGCCGAGCGTGTGGCATTTATTTACAAGCACCTAGAGCACACAAAGCTGGATCCTGCCAATAAGGACGCCGGGCGGTTGTCCAGGTTGCCCGGTGCTATGAGGACGGCCACCGGCCAGCAGCAAGAGTTGGTCGAGTGTGGTGCTCCGACGCTGACCTACATCGAATGGCAGGAACGCACGATCTACGGTGATATCCCAGAGCCGTACAAGTGGGAGGACTTGGTCAATTTCAAGGAGGACGCAGATCCGACTCAACTGCTAGGCAAGCGCTGGATTTGCCGTGGCGGATCCGCCTTGTGGGTTGGCAGCAGTGGCCTTGGTAAGAGCGTGCTGTGCTTACAGGCGGCGATCACATGGGCGTGCGGCCGTGACTTGTTTGGCATATCGCCACACGGCAAGCCGTTGAAGTCGCTGATCGTGCAGGCTGAGAACGATGAAGGCGATGTGGCAGAGGCGTTGCAGGGCATTTTGAAGGCGTTGAACCTTACTGACGATGAGCTTTCGCTTGTTAAGCAAAACATCGTAATCGTGCGTGACTGCACGTCGACGGGGGAACGGTTCGTCGATCGGATGCGTCGCCTTGTCGAAAAGCACAAGCCGCATCTGGCGTGGGTGGATCCGTTGCTGGCGTTTATCGGTGGCGACTTATCCAGCCAGGAGACTGCCGGTGGCTTTTTGCGGAACATGCTCAACCCGCTGGCGTTGTCGGCTGGGTTTGCATGGATGCTCATCCATCACACGCCTAAGCCAACACGGGACGGCAGCGGTTACCAAGGGCACGACAAAGCCTACAGCGGATTTGGTTCCTCAGAGCTAACGAACTGGGCGCGGGCCGTTCTAATGCTGTCTAGTTGTGGTCAGGATGAGCAAGGAACGTATACCTACAAGTTTGAGGTAACCAAACGCGGGAAGCGGTCTGGGTTACGTGCAAGCGTAACAGCGAGCGATTTAATCGCCACAAAGGCGCAGCCGTCGGTTCACCTAAAACATGCCGACAAGGGCATGGCGTGGCTTGAGGTGGGAGCGCCTGAAAAGTCGGTTGGCCGCCGGGCATCTACGATCGATTGGTCTAAGCTACCCGAAGGGGCTAAGTACACCCAAGTTGTTACATTTGTACAACAGGCTACCGGGCTACAGGAACGGCAGGCAAAGGCACGCATAAAGCAAGCAAAAGAGGACGGTCTAATTGAAGAAGCCAGCGATGGTTTATTCAGCAAAAAGGTGACAAATGAACCATTCTAAAGTTGGTGCAGTAACCCTTATTGCACTAGTGCAGTATTGGGGAGCATGTAGGTGCAGTAATAAAGGGCCTATAG